TCCTCATAGGAAACGCCGCAAAATTCAACTCCTTCGGGACCAGATACTTTAACGTCTTTCAACGTAACATTGTAGTCGGCAAACCTAGCAATAATAAGCTCAGCAGTAAGAGCGCAGGCAAGAGGCGTATAAACGCCATCATCGCCCACAATCTTAAGAAGCAAATCTTTCATAGGAATGCAACCACAATGGATGAGATTGGCACGCACGATAAGAAGAACTTGTACGACGCAGTTAAGAACTAGAGTAAGGTAACCACCAGACGGATTGCCTCCTTCTTTCAAGAAGACACGCCCAGCGGAATCAACAACTAGAGCATAAATAGATTCAAGAATGAGTTGATGAGCAACAGAACGGTGGGGAGCACGTTTTATGAAAATTTCTGCAGCACAGTAAATGAGATAAGCAATAATTGAAGTGTCATACTTACTAGCATCAACAGACAAATTGGTCGGACCAAGCTGTTTGAACACGACATCAACCCACAACCCATAGCCTTTGGACAGGCCTACGAGTACGGGATGAGTTCCAGCGGACGCATAAAGAGCCTCAGTGGTGGCGCCAAACTCCATAATACAAGCAAGATAATGCTCAAGAGGACTTACAAAGAAAAGGCGTGTGTCTTTCGACACAGCTTTCTTCATAGACGTCAACTCATCTTTGAGAGCAGTACTCCACAAGTACCAGGGTTCACCACCAGGAGGAGACTCATAGTAAGCAGCTACACGACGTTCAAGCTGATCGGGAATCTTGTTAATGACATCACCTTTGGTATTATAGCCAAGCTGCTTCCAATAAATGCCGGGAGAACGATCGGCGTTCTCACGCAAGGCAATATGAACGGCGGACTCATAGTTATAGTGGGAAAAAGATCCACCACCAAACACCAGAGATTCAAACCATTCTTGGGCATGGCGAATATAAGGGTCGTCAGGAACATCGATCAAATAGTGCTGAGAAAAACGTTTGATTTGATTCTGTTCAATATAATATGCAGAGTGGGCAGGTTGGAAATCGGGAGGAGGGAGAGTAGAGAAATAAGATACAGCAAACGGTTCAATAAAGAAAGAGGTTTTGAAATTCGACTTACGGTCCACCTGACCGACCACCATCACGCCATCGCGTATGGTTATCAGTGGATAGGGGACGCCTGGGTAGTTCCTTTGAGGGAGCCCCCAGGGGCAGGAAAGTTTAAAGGTAAAGCATAATTTAGAGAAGATGAACCAACAGGCATGTTACCACAATGGACATAGATCTGGTTTCCAACAACAATCGGACAACCAGACCACCCGTCCTCAGTGGAAGCACTATGGCAAAGCTTATCACCTATATACTTAACGACCTCACCTGAAGAGCACATCGTGTCGTTAAACACGGTAAGTCTTGTGGCAAGGGGCAAAGGCTTTCCAGGAACATTTTGAACACTCTTCAAGCCGGGGAAGCGATGAGGCTCCACAGACACAGCAATGTCTTCGGCTATTTTCTTGAACGTCATTTCAACTACTGTAGA